CAAAGAATTTATTTCGATGTTTTTTGTAAAAAATTTGTATCATTCGCGTAAGACGTATGCTCTGGGTGTGCGTGAAGTAAGAGTTTGCCATAACTCGTGTGTGTTCAGTCTCAAAAAAACCAAGAGTGTATGAGTGAGAAGATAAGTGGGTAGTGTGTGAACCTATGAAAAGGATAATATAATTATAACTTACCCTTGTCTTTTGTAAAATAAAATGCGAAAGATTATTGTGTTTTGTTTATTTCGATTTATTTCGATAAAGAGGTTTACAAGAGGAAGAAGTGTGCTACCTGAACAAATGTTCACCCTTATATATTCAGTCTCCCTTATATACTGTTTTATTGTACTTCCCTATAGTGGTAAAGTTAGCAACATATGTTCTCAGGTTTACGAGAATACGTGTGGTCGCATCCTATCGTATTGGGTATGTATACACCCATCTAATCGATTAGAATGCGTTCTACGTATATCCTCGTTATCCTAATACGTATACAGCCTTATACCTCCATCATCGCGACAAAAAGAGAGATAGATAGTATAAGATGTTAGACCTGAGTACTACCTAGCTATTCGAGTTTGTAAAGTGTAGAAGTGTGTATTATAATGCATATAGGGCCCCAAATATTTAATTTTACAAATGCATATAGATGTGTAGAGAATTGCTCTAGAAAATAAAACTCAAAAAAATACTACAGAAAATAAAAGTCAGGTATAATTATATACATACAACAGGAGAACAAACATGGACATAGAACAAAAGACTGAAGACCTGATATACTGTATTAACAACCCTATTCTAGTACTAGATGAAACTGTAAGCCAAATGCGTTGGGGTATTTATGACAACTGGGTAAGAGGAGTAGATGAATGGATAGACTACATTATTCATGATGATACTGGCTGGGAATCTATTTGTGATGAACTGGGATTATTTATAGAAGACGAATCATTCTACCATTACAAAGACTACCATGACCTTACACGTGAAGAGTGGGACAGGGTCTATGAGATGTTTCTAGAACATATGGTCTACTACTTCTCAGTTTGGTATGACCAAAACGATGTACACATGCGGGACCTAAATAAGTTCTTCGAAGATAATCAAGACTTTTATTTACCAATTGCTTTGGGTGGTGGATACTTATGCCAGCGATAAACAAGATGCAAATCACTGGGTGGACAAAGGTACCATCCAAAAAGAACTCAATGGGCTACAACAGTAAGTCTAAACGGGTATACAAGAGTGCTGATGTAAAAGCATTTGAAGACAACCTTATGCAGATTGCTGGAGAAGAGAAAGAGCACTGGCAGAAGGCATTTGGAACGTGGCCAATGGATACCAGATACCGTATGACTGTGTCCGTAGTATATGGCGACCGTAGACGTAGAGACGTTCAGAACGTATTTGCGAGCGTGTGTGATGCATTACAAGGTATAGCCTATGAAGATGATGCACAAATCTACGAGATAGTAGGAAAGAAACAATATGAAAAATCAGTATGGAAATACACAATAACACTGGAGATATTATGAGTTTAGAAGCAGCTAATCAAGAACTGAAACGTTTAAGAGCAATGGGTTGGAAACCTGGTATGGATAAGACTGTATTCACAGCCAAAGAGTTTAAGAGTGGATATGCTCACACCTTACAACAGATTGCTGAGATTATGACACATGAAGGTTGGTTTGATAAGAAACCATCGAATCAAAAAGTACAGAGTATAATTAGAAGAGCATTAAGAAAAGTGAGGAAAGACATTGTCGAAGAATAAACTTAAAACACAGAAACAACTAGACCGTCAGTGGTATAGAAGACATTGGAATACAGGCGACCCAGGATTATTTGAATGGGTCGCTCATAAGCGTGGTATGTCTCATGACCCTACAGAAGAACTAGACAGATACCTAGATGGTGAACCAGAAAAAGAAAGTAGGGATTATATAGGGGAGATACACAAAACAATCCCTATGCTACCAGAGGACGAACAGAAAATAATCTGGTGGTATTTTATAGAAGGTTGGACTTTACAACAGTGTGCTAATGAGTTGGGTGTAGTAGTAAGCACTGTATTCAAAAAGAAGAACCAAGCAATTGAAAGACTAAAAAAAATTCTAGGAGAAAAATAATGTCACATAACACTGGATACAAACAAAGATTAAAGAAGTGTATTAACGATGGTGACTTCGAAGGTATTGTCAGAAACATTATGTTGATGGCTGTAAAGAATAATGATGCTGAAGACTGGAAAGCTAGTCCTCGTACATTCATGGAACTCTTACAGGTGTTGGCTAAATATAGACAAGAGTTTGGCAATGAAGACATGTCTGAGATACTTAAATTGGTAAGTGGCGAAGACAAAGACAAAGACGCAAAGTAAGCTAAGTTTACCACTATAGGGATGCAGTAGAAGATGAGTAGTAGTAAATTAGCAGTCATGCAAAAAATAGCTGAAGACCCAAGAGTGTTCTTCAAGTTTCTAAAAGTGTTTGATAAGAATAAATCTCAGTTGGTACCATTTGAAATGAATGACGAACAAGAAGAATTACTTCAGGCACTTATGACACATAACCGTATTGTAGTCTGTAAAGCACGGCAGATTGGATGTAGTACACTAATTCGTGCATACTTTTTATGGAAACAATATGTCGAACAAGAACCTACCAGACACGCCATCATATCATACACCAGAGACTCAGCAGACCACTTGCACTCAATGGACAAAGGATTCTATTTGTGTTTGCCCAAACCATTGCAACGGCAATTGTCTAAGTCCACATCAAGAACCCTTAAGTTTAAAGACACCGGTGCAGAACTCAGGGCATTTACCGGAGGTGGTAAAGCTGGAGCGACTCGTTCGTTTACTTTTTCCTCCGCTCATATTTCAGAGTTCGCGTTCTTCGACGACCAAGACGACCTGTTAGCAAACACTATAGCATCCTGTGGTAATGGTCAGATTATTATCGAGACTACACCTGATGGTCCAGGTGATAAGTACCACAAGCTATGTATGGATGCACCAGATAATGGTTGGCACCTTTGTTTCTTTCCATGGTATCAACACAAGAACTATACTAAGAAGTCTCAGTTTCATCAACCTACTGTGCCTAGCATGACACAAGAAGAAGATGAGATGAAGAAAGAACTTAAACTAACAAAAGCACAAATGTACTGGCGAAGAACCCAGATACAAACTATGGGTCTAGATAAGTTTAAACGAGAGTTTCCATCTTCTGTTGAAGAAGCCTTTATGTCTAACTCTCCACTGTTCTTTCCTATAGATATAGTAGATGCTTGTGAAACTATACAGCCAAGTAGAGGTTCAGAGTTTTATTATTGTGATGTACAAGAGGGTGAGAAGTATGCTATGGGTATTGATGTTGCTCATGGTAGTGGCAAAGATTACAGCACCATTACGGTTGTATCGACTACTACCTTTCAGCCCGTATATCACTATAGAAGCAATACAGTATTACCTCAGAACTTCGCTGATAAAATCTGGGATGTGTACTGGACGTTTAACGAACCATATACTATTGTTGAAGCCAATGGTCCAGGTTCATTGGTTATCTTCAGATTAGAAGAGTTTGGTACACAGAATCTTTACAAGAATGACAAAGGAAAAGACTGGCATACGCGTAAGGAAAATAAATTGGCTATCTATGACAACCTTCGTGAATTACTTTGCGATGGTACCATTCGCATTTTAGAAGAAACATTATGGTCAGAAATAAGAAATACATTAACAAACGAGGGTGGAGCTCCGCACCATCCAAAGGGTCAAAACGACGACATTGTGGTCTCATTTGCATTGGCGCTATGGGGTGCCAAACTAAGACCTGCACCATCTATCTACGGTGTACGTGTCGCTTTGATGGACGAATTTTTAAGTAAAACTAGGGCAAGACGAATTAGGAACAATGGTCCATTGCCATTTAGGAGAAGAGGTCAATGACTTATAGTATTAAACCAAAAACAATTAAATCAGTCCTAGAAGCACATGATGCTTACTGGGAAGAACAAAAGCGAGAGCTGTATCAATATAAGTCAGCATACGATACAGACTTTTGGGACAAAGAAAGATTAGACAGTGACAGTCAGATACTGGTACAAACAGCCGATGGTTATGGATATATTGAATCATACATTGCTAGTTTATTCAGTCGTAATCCTGGAGTCATTGTAAAAAAAGGTTTACGAGGACTTGGTGACCCACAAAAGGCACAAGCACTATGTAATGACTTCTTAGTACAGTATAGAGAGCAGATAGAAGATGCGAGTAGATTAGCATTGATATATCCGTGTGCATTTTTGAAGATGGTACCTGTGAACAATCCCGACCTCTACAGACGTGTAGACATGATGTCGTTAAACTGTTGGGACGTTATCTTAGATAGAGACGTAAAAAGATTAAAAGATATGCGCTTCATGGGTCACAGGTACTATCTTCCTCTTCACGAAGCCAAAGCAAAGTTTGGTAATAAACAATATGAACCCATTAAAAGAGAAAACTATTTTGACCAGTACAACACCTATGACAGAGATTATGATAACACTGGGTACACTGAAGAGCAGATGTTTCAGTATATTGAGTGTATTGAGTTTTATGATTTGGTTAATGACCGCATCATGTTCTGGTCACCTCAGTATGCACAAGGAGATAGGTTTCTTCTCGAGGAAATGATACCATTTAGAGATGCGACTGGAGAACCTGTAGTACCTATCATACCTCTTTATTTTAATCGTAAACCTGATTACCCGTTGGAAGGATACAGTTCGATGAAACGAATCTATGACCAACTGTATGAAACAAATCTTATCAGGACTTTCCAAGCGAATGGTGTTCGTAAAGCATCTAGACAGTATATTGTTAAGCGTGGTACCTTTGATGAAGAAAGTATGGCACAGGTCACATCAGGTATTGATGGGTTGTTTATTGAGGTGGACGATGATGACTTGAATGGTGCTATCAGACCACTACCACAAAACCCTACACCTCCAGAACTACAGATGTATTATGACCAAGTACAACGAGACAAAGATAAAGGAAGTATACTTGCACCATTTACTCGAGGCGAAAGTACCCGTTCATCAGCAACTGAAATCGCTGCTTTGGCTGCTTACTCAAGTTCGGAAGTTGGAAGACTTGCGAGAGAAAGAGATGCGACTATTGAGTTAATTGCAAAAGTGTATCTTGATATGGTAGTCATGTATATGGATGAAGAAAATATAAAAGAGACAATTGTAGTGGATAATACAGTACAAGCACTTAAAAAAGAAGACTTAGTTGAAAACTGGATTATATATGCTCAGGACCAAGCGATGACACCACTTAGTGAGTCAGTTCGTAAGCGAGAGTTTATCCAGTCTATTCCAACACTACAAGGTCTAGGTGTACCACCTGAAACATTACTTAGCGAACTAGTACGAAGTCTTGGACTACCTGAGAGTTTTGTTGAGGATGCAAGACAACAGAAAGAACAAATTAAAGCACAACAAGTATCTGCTGCTAAGGCATCTGCCGCTGGAGAAGCAATACAACCCGACGCTGTTGAAGCACAACAGATGATGCAGCCAATCGGACCCAACAATCTACAATCAATATTAGGAGCACAATAATGAGACCTGAAGATATGACAAATGAAATGGACCAAGCGGCATTACAAGATACTGCTATGATGGAACAACAAATGATGGAAGAAGCACAAAGACTGGACATGGAAGAAGATGCTGAAATGACAGTCGAAGGTGAATATTCGGAGATGGCACTGAACAAAGTAGTAGACGCTTTGAATCAAGTACTTAAAATCTTTCGAGCACCTGAGTTTCCAAGATTCGAGAGTGGTGCCGATGTATTACCTCCAGAACTAGTTCGTAGTTTTGAAATGGTAAATAAAGCAGCCGGTGATGCCATGATTGAAGACAAACTGTTTGACACACGACCAACCACAGACAGAGAACTAAAAGAGATTGCTGGTAAACTGAGTGCACTAGCAATGGACAAAGCATTCAAGTCTTTTTTGAATAAACCTCAGGGCGAAGGTATGATTCAAGAAGATATGGGTGTACCAACAACTGAAATGAGCGGTGGAGATACCAACGTTCAAAGAACTAACCAACCACCTGCTAATCAAGAGGTGGATGTAAATACCCTATTCGCATCGCGAATGTAAACAAGGAGATAATAAATGAGTGAAGAAATCAGCAACCCATCAACAGCAGAAGTAGTAGACACCGCTGGGACTGATGTTAATACCGAGACAGTATCTGTAAATGACTTGCTTGAAGGCAAGAAGAAAACATATCAAGGTAGAGACAGAGTCGCAGAGGCGCTTGAACAAGTCAAACATGGACCTGTGGTCACACCTGAAACAATGTCAGTGGAAACACTAACTGAAGTAGAAGGGTTGGACGATGGTGGACATAAAGGCATTGATTATAATAGAGTAATCAAAGAACTACCTGATGAAGCACAGAAACTTCTCAGTAATCTCAGAGCAGACTACACACGTAAAACACAAGAGCTAAGTAAAGAGCGACGAGAACTAGAGGCAATGAAAGCAACTCTAGCGACTAATGATGCGTTTAATACAGCCATTAACGATGCAGCCAACGCTGAAACAGTAGAGTTAGACCCATACAATACTGAATCGTTTGAAAGGCGTATTGAACAAGAGGTAGCTAGACGTATGCAAGAGATGTTGAAGCCAGTACAAGAGGAACAACATCAAATGCGAAAGCGTGCACAGTTGGAACAGTTTAAGGCAGAACACCCAGACCTGATGGACTATAAAGAACCTATTGCTAAAATGCTGCAAGAGAATCAGTACATGAGTTTGGAAGATGCTTATTACGTAGTTAAAGGTAAATCATCTGTTGATGAGAACAATAAACTCAAAAAAGAACTTGAAGACAGAACTAGTCGCATGCGAGAAGTTGGACTTAAACTCAGTCATGGTGGTACCCGTTCAGTATCTCAAGTGCCTAAACATTTGAAGAAAGGGCATGAAATTTATAACTGGTTAAAAAATAACAAGAGATAAAGAAAAAAAATTGGAATAGTATAGAGCCCCTTTTCGCGCATCTGGAAAGGATAAGCTGACTGGGACCCTATACTAGGACAATCCACTCAGATGTAAACAATAATATATATCACTTCCCTATAGTGGTAAACTTAACAAACCTTAGAACGTGGTGGAATTGAAACTTATGACGGTGGACAAAAATTGGATGTTCCACTTATTCTTGAAGAACACTCTTCAATCACTCAGTTGGACTCAGGGTATGAGCCTGTTAACTTGGCAGTAAAAGACTCTTTGCGTTCAGCTACTTTTAACTGGTGTGACTTTGTTGCTCCAATCGTAATCACAAAATCAGAAGAACTTTCTAACAAAGGCGAGCGTGCTATCATTGATATCGCTGAAGCCCGTATGAAGTCTGTAATGGGTGCTCTTAAACGTGAAGTTGAAAAGCAAATCCTTGCAAACGCTTCTTCTATTCTTTCTAACTTGAACACATTCAATGGTATGGACGATGCTGTTGCTGGTGGAACTAACGGTGGTGGTAATTCTACTTCTGGTTTCTTTGAAAACCGTGCGTTTGGTTCTCAAACTGCAACTTCAGTTGGTGGACTTTCTAAGGCTACTTTCGGTCGTTTGAACAACCAATATGTTGATGCTGGTAATGCTCTTTCTATCGAGAACATGACTGACCTTTATATCGACTGTCAGTTGAACACTCCAGACGGTTCTGCTCCAGACCTTATTATCTGTTCACCACAATTCTACAAAGCATACAAAGAGTTGTTGTTCAACCAAGAACGCTTCGTAGATGAGAAAACTCTTGACGGTGGACGTTTGGCATTGGCCTTTAATGGTGCAATGGTTGTTGCTACTCCTTTCTTGGGAAGT